TTGAATCAAATAAGGTATAAGGATTAGAAACTCTTATTCTTCCAAATGCATCATAAGCATAAGATGACGGAACACCATCTCCAATAATTACACTACCATCATTACCATTTACATTAAAACAACTCATCGACTAAAGTACCACGCTTCTGCTTCACTTGTGTTCAGTGTGTCTTGTGGATAAGAAGTATTTAATTGTTGTATTAGTGCTTCTAATTGTCTTATTAACTCCGAAAATTGTTGTCTTTCATACTGGTCAGGAGCGTCAGGGAATCTTCCAAGAGTTAATTTTGCCATTATCTTATTTAAATGATTTTTTCTTCCAAAACAAGCTTTTATAGTTATTAAAAAGTCTACTAAAGTATGCAAATTTTTGTTTATTAGTTATAAGCTCATCTTTATCTACATATTCTGTGCTCATTTTCCAGTCTTCTCTTTTAAATGGAATCACCATAGCCATTGGAGATCCTTGTTTTAAAAGAGTTCTTTTTTTTAAATCTTCAGTCCAATAAAAAGGAAAGTTAACATTCATGATAAACTCATCTGTGTCAACAATTCCAGTAATTAAATCAAACGGCAGTGCATGATTAAAAGGAGTTACAAATAAACAACTGTATCCCTTAGGAGTAACTACCTTCCAAGGATTCAAAAACTTAAAAGCAACATCAACAGTTCTTTTTGGGTTTCTCATTTCTTCCGCAGTTTGAAAATTAGGGTGAGAAGATATTCCAATTGTGTTTGGAAACATATCTCCTAGTTGATCATTACATGTAAATTTGACTTGATTAGCTTCTTCGTCAACCCAAATTTCAAAGTCACATGGAAAAGGAATAATGTACCCTGCTGTTAAAGAATCTAAAAAGGGCATACATCTTTTCACTGTAGAATCATTTTGATCTTTAATATAAGGAGGTAATTTTTTAAATGCATCTGGTATAAAAAAAGTTGAAGGTTTTGGTTCAGCACAATATCCTTTAAGAGGTGATATAAATTTTATTTTATTCATTGGATAGTTTAAAATTACAAGAAAATACAATTCTTTCTTTGTCTTTATTTGGAGGAACACTGTGAGGTAATCCTCCTGGAAAAATTACAAATTTAGATTTCTCAGCCTTCACTTCAATGCTTGGCGAATTAATATATGGATAACCAAGATTAAAAAATACAGTGCTAGAAGATTCTTCAGTACACTGAATATAAAATATTAATGAAAAATCATTTAAGTTTAGGTTATGTGCATGTAGTGAATGAAAATCACTTTCTCTATACGCCTGTAACCAAGATGCATCGATAGAGAAACTTTTTCTATTCATAATTTGTTTGGTAAATATTTCTATAAATTGATAAACATGATTTTTTAAATCAATTAATTTTTTATCTTCAAGAACATTCGGTGTATTGTAGTATGTAGTTAAATTTCCCTCATCTACAAATTTATTTTTAGAAACAAAATCAATTGTAGATTTATTGTCAAAGTCAGAAGGTATTTCATACAAAGTGCTCTGAAAATGATGTCTTGTTATATCTAGGCTCATTATTCTCTATAGCTGTATATTACATGTTAAAGAGAGTTTTGCACTATTTATTTCTACAACTTGATGATTTACAAACTTGTCAAACGAAATACATTCTTGATTAGACAAAAGTGTCTCTTTTTGATCAATTATCCACTTAGATTTACCATATATGTTTTTTACTATAACAGGGTATTCGTGTTGATGCTTGGGGAACGATATTGATTTTTTACCATTACCAAAATAAAAATTACAATTAATCTCTGTTTTAAAATTTATATTTAATAATTTTTGAATAATCCATGTATCTTTTGTAAAAGAACCTATATTGGAAAGAATTAAAGTGTAGCCTTCTTCATAACATTTAATGCATTTTTCGGAATCTAAATATCCATCTTCACAAAAAAAATCTTGATGTTTGTTACCATTTTCTAATATAGCTTCAACACTAGGTTGACCATTTAAATATTGTTTAGGCCAACGTCTTCTATCAAGCAATCTTTCTAAAACATGATCTTCTCTTAAATTAACTTTTTTGTTTTCTAATGTTTTTAAAAATCTATCTTCTACCATCTGGTTGTATGTCGAAACGTTGAGTACCTAATCTCCAAGAAGTACCTGAAGTATTAGAAACAACATTGACAGTAAATTCCCTTCCTCTTCCTCGTAGACTTACAAATTCTGTTGTATCACTAAATGTTGTAGTTTTGGTAACACTTTGAGTATTGTTTGGATAATATTTAAATTCTAAGTCCATATTTAGAACACCTGATTGATTCTGTATATCAGGTATTAACTTTTGCACCATTAGTATATCATTACCTTCTCCTATTTCAACTGATCCAGATTTTACATAAGCAGTCATTGCTTGTCCGTCAGCATCGTTTCCTGTTTCATGTAAATACATTTGTGTTGCTCCTGCTGTAAGTCCTAAAATAGTTTCATTATTTGCAACAGTGTTACCAGAATATTCTGTGCCAATAGGATTTTGATATACTTCTCTGTCTATCCAAGTAGTCCTTGATAAGGTGCCAGTCCACCAAATTTGCTCTAAGTAGTTATAAACAACAACAGCATTTATTTGATTAGATCCTTCTCTAGGATAAAACCATAGTATTTCATTATACTCACCATTATGTCCTGCAAAAGCATTTTCTGCTCCTGTTTGATTAATATTATTAAAAACAAATTGTTCAACAGTGCATGGTAATTTTTTCACAGATCCATCAAAAAGATAAAAAGAATCTTGAGACATCCAGTAACTCACACCATTTAAATCAACACCTGCGTGACTGCCCATAATTCCACAGTTTTGACCTAATTGTCTAAGACCAAAAGTAAAAGGTGGCCCAATAAACTGTAGTGAGTGAAGGGAGGTATCTGTCCACACTAATATTTGACCTCTTGAACGTTCAGCCGCCATGATCCGTGATCCGTCAGCAATACGTAGTGAACCAGCAGTATTCTCTGCTGTTGGCTGATAGTTGGTAATATTTTCTTGATCGGAAAATCTTATTAATAAATCATCTTGGGTAGTTGAATCGCCAATCGTGCTTTCTGTTCCCATAATCATTAAATGTCTGTCTGGAGTAGAAATTAAACTTAGTCGTGAAGTAGTTGGAGCATTAGTGATAGCAGTAGCTCTTGTATTAAGTCCACTAGAAGTATCCCACTGAAAAGTACCTCCATTTAAGACAGTAGCTATTAAATCTTCACCAAAGTTATCTAGAGACCACTGCCTTGCCTCCAAAGTAACATTGGAGACTGTAGAAGGTGATCCCCATCCTCCCAAACCAAATTTATCTGTGCCATATCCAAAAGCAAGAAGAGAAAACTCAGGACCAGGATTTATTTGATAATTAGCATTTCCTGTTCCTCCACCACCTGCGGTAGAACCAGAAGCAGTGCTAGTATGAGTAACTACGTAAGCAGCTGCATTGACTACAGAAGAAACTTCAAATTCTTTATTCATATCTAGTCCGTCTATTGCTGAGAATGAGTCAAATTTTACGAAACTACCAGTTTCACAATCATGACCTGAATCCGCAACTAAAACAGAAGTAGTTGCATTTGTTGTAAAAGGATTTGTTAAAGAAGTAGGTCCTCGTCTAATCGGTGTAATATCATAAGCCTCTCCTTCTTGAATAACATATAATTTTCTATCCGTTCCGACAGCATTATATCTTGTGCCGTCTAAGGATACCCAAGCGTGCTGATCCCTAGCTACTCCAACTATAGTCTTAGCAATAAATTTCTCCCACCCTTGTATTTTTTGTGGCAATCCTTGAAAAAAGCGTACATTATCGCCGTCTGTCCACTTACCTTCGCCTGTGTAGTCGGTAACTTCTTTATTAATACCGGGTGCTGGTCTAAAATTAACTAATGGCATTTTGTCAATATACTACTTTTTTACCATAAATCTACAGTTCTTGTGCTTATCTAGGTTCAAAATTAAAAGCAATTGAAATTCTTTGATGATTTTCACTGTTGCAAGAACTTACAGAATGAGGGTATATACCAGGGAAAAAAATAATCATTTTTTCTTGTGGAATAACAGAGGTTATATTTGTTCTAATTGTTGGCACCAAATGATGGAAATTTATCGTTGATTTATCACAGCATACTTTGTGATAATAGACTGCTGACCATGCTTCAAAATTAGGGCTTTCATGTATATGAGAAACATTAGAAGATTTACCATCATTAATATTTAACCAAAAAGAATTTAACATACAATTGATATTAACTGATTCTAGACTTTCTACTAAAAACTGGGTTAAATCATTAAAGCCAAAATCTATAAGATTACTCTGATAGCCTCCTCGATTACTTAAAGATACTCCTTTATCGAAAGATAATAACTTATCAATATCTCTTTGAATTAAAGATATATCTCCAAGATATTCTGTTAAAAAACAAGAATCCTTGCTAAGTATTTTTTCAATCATTTACTTGATTAGAAAAATTAAAAGATGCAGTAATTCTATCATTTTCACAATTACTTACAGAATGATAAAGCCACGAAGGGAATAATATAAGAGATCCTTTTTTTTCGTTTATTTGTTGATCTTCAACAAACTCAAATGGTCTAGTTTTACTTTCTACTAATTCTGTTTTTGAAAAACATAAATTGCCGTTACCTGGTTTGATAATAAGGACTCCACAAAAATCTGCAAATCCATGAGTGTGTAATTTAGTTAAATCATTTTTTTGATAAAAGTTAATCCAAGCGTCATTTGTTATCCAATTATTATATTTCCAATTCTCGTTTTTACCTATCTCGGTGAGAATGCTTTGACAAATATAATCACATAAACTTCTTAATTCTTCATATTCTTTTAGTCCATCCCAGCCTGATGTAAGTGCTTTGACATTTGCTAAATTTTTTTTCCATTTATCTTTATCTACAAGAACTTTTTTTTCTAATGTATCGCAGAAATCTTCATTTATTTGTAGATGAAAAACATTAGTTGGAAACCAATTTTCTTTTTTTATATCGACGTTCATTAATCTTTCTTATTAAATAAAGATCCCACATGTCCTTTGAATGATCTATTTCCAAAATGACTTAGAGGCATAGCTATATCAGCCCATATATCTCCTCCACATTCTTGCCAAAGTCTAGAAAAATAATAATCCTCTGATAAATATCTTTTTACACCATTAGTTTCATAGACGCCTGCACAAAATAAATCGTAGCAGTTATCAGAGCTATAAGATTTACCATTGACAATTTGATCAGATACATATTTTCTTTCTGGGAATTTCTTCATCATTGTTCGTAGCACTTCTCTTTTGACAAGCATCATTCCTGTAGCTGCTTCCTGAATCTTACAAAAACCATTGTCCATTCTTACATTCATAGGATCATCAAAATTTAAATTATAACCTAAAGATCTTACTTCTATTTCTTCAGGAGTGGCTTCAGGGTACTCTTTTAATATCTTAGGTATTCTTTCAAAATAAATATGCTTTCTTGGATAGATTCCACATGTGATATCTTTATCAAAACAAAGCATACGCTCTATATTCTCAACTTGAAAACCTATATCCGAATCAATAAATAGTAAATGTGTAGCGATAAAATCTGTTTGATCCATCATCATAGAAACACAAGTATTTCTAGCTCTAGTAATTAAACTCTCATTTCCCATAGACTGTATACGCAGTCCTACACCTTTTTCCATAGACCACTGCTGTAAGGACAATAAACCATGCATTGTATTTTCTGTAAGCATCCCACCATACATCGGCATTCCTAAAAATATTTTATATTTCTTGTCTTTAAGTTCTTCTGGTTTAATCATTATCTTCTCCTTGTTTTAATAGCTAGTGTCATTCTAAAATCGTTAATATGTATATTTGGTAAGGCTCTGTGAAAAATCTTAGAATTAAAAATTATGGCTCTATTATACAAAGGATAGATGCATAAAGAAGTATTGTTTTCTAATAATAATTCTGTTGCTCCTCCACTTTTCACTGTCCAATCTTTATTTAATCCTATTAAATAAGTTTCATCTCCATCATCCTGATGAAAATCACCATGCTGGCTATAAGTCTGTCCGTTAATATAAATTCTTGTAACTTGATTATCGATAATTTTATCTAAGTTTTTAGCTTCTTCAGAATCATCAATATTTAAATGCCAGAACCAACTATCATTTTCTTCATCATTAGATTGTCCTTTTCTCCATTGACTGGATAGAGCTTTATTATAAATACTATCTATTAAATTTTGAGGTAAGAAATTATCTGTGTATTTAATTTGCTCATTTATTATGTTCATTATTTTTTGTAAGCAATATTTTTTCTTTGATCATATTTATGTTCAGGATAATGAGGTCCTTCTTCATCTATAAAATGTAAAAAAGCTTGTGCACAATGATCTCCGCTAAACTTATTTCTCCAATGAACTAATTTTTCACCCATATAAACAACTCCATCTCCTGGTTGTATTGTTATTTCTTTTTTTAAAGAGTATCCGTCATCAAGATTTTTATCTTCATTGTTGAAATCACCAAAATATATAGGCCAAGGATCTCCTCCAAAGTTAACTGTGACAGAGTATTCACATGAGGGTCTGTCACTATGGGGTTTTAAAATCTCTCCTTTTGTATACAGTCTAGTATAGGTATATGTCGGACAAAGTTTTTTACTCGTAATTTGACTAAGTTTGTCTACTACAAAACTAGAAAGACATTCAGTAACAACATCACCATAACAATATCTTAAATATTTTTCTTGTTCGTCATCTTGATTATTAGAAAAACTTTGATTAGTACAAGCTTTTAATACTAGATAATTATATATAAAAGTTGTTAATTCCTTTGAAACTAAATTAGGAACATAAACATAACTATTTTCATTAAAATATGTCTTTAGGTTGTCCATATTACTAATACCTTTCTATTTCCTGATTCTACTGGAGCTACTTTATGTGGAAACATAAAGTTAGAAGGAAACATAAGGCACTCTCCTTTATCAAGCTTTATACCCTCTTCATCATTTCCTACTAAAAGTTTTCCACCTTCCCACTCATCTTTAGAATTAACACCAATAAGCATAGTTAAAACTCTAGGCTCTAATTTGTAGTGATCTGTGTGATATTCATAATGTCCTTTGACTTTTCCGTCATAAGATAAAAAATTAAAGGTAGCTTCTGAACCAAAATACCAAGGAGATACTTTATCAATGTAAATATCCTGTAATTTATTTTTTAAAATAGATAATTCATTAAATAAAATTCTTTTTGAAACAGTGTCAACATCTTCTTCTTTGAAATGTTTTTGCCTGACATGTCTAACTCTTAAATCTGGTCCTGCAAAAGTTCCTCCGTGTCCCCATTCTTCTTTATTATAAAACATAACTTCTTCCATAAGTCTACACTGAGAATTAGTCAGTATATCCTTAACATGGAGGCAATACTCCATGATGTCCTTTTTTAAATTAAGCACCTAGGATGTTATTTTTTGCTGTAGTTGCTGCAGATTGAGCTGCGGTTTGAGCTGAATTAACATCAGCTTCATATGTTTCTGAGCTTGAGTCTAAATTTGCAACAGCATTATCATATTCTGTTTGATAAGTTGCATAATAAGTTTTTTCACCATTCCATCTAGTGATCATAGTATTTGCCCAAGAAGGTATGTCGGATGCACTCGATAACACTAAATTTTGTTCAGTTCCAGTATACTCTAGTTC